GCACCATCTCTTGATAATGAATTCAAGACGATTCCAATGGTACGTGACACACACCAACATAGAGTAGATGTACCTCAGGATAATGTATTATTTGGTGACGCCCCCGAACACCGAACAAAAAAAGTTGGTTATAATTAAATGGAACTAGCAGAGTACTTCAGGGAGCCGACAAGCGCCGCACTTTCTGCCGCAGCCATAACGGCCCTATACATTCACTTCAAAGCTTATATCAATAATGAAAAAAAATTAGAACTTAACGAATACGCCAAACCAGCCGCACTTAACGCCATTCTCGTCTATTTCATTGTCTCTAATGGTATAGGTCAACGTGAAACGATATCAATGGACCCATTCTAACTTAAAGATTACGTATATATTATAAGTAAAATGGCGTCCATTGGTGCTTTCAATGACATGATGGGACAGTTCCTCACGGAACTCTATAAGACAACTGAGGATAAGGGTATTAAGAAGTTTATTGCATCGTTTGAACTTCTTAAACAAACTAATCCCAAAAAATGTGTTGAAGCCTTCATGAAGGGCATTCAACCACACGCTGATAAGATTTCTCAACGTGACGAAACGTTTATTCATGATATCCAACAGATCGAGTTTCTCAAAGATTTGAATATCCACGAGCACTGGAATAGTAAACTTTCTGAAAACACAAAGAATGCAATCTGGCAGTACCTACAAACATTGTATATGCTTGGTACTACCATTACATCGATTCCCCAAGAAACCCTTTCTATGATTGAAAATATCGCAAAAGACTGTGCTGATAAAATCGAGTCTGGTGATGGTGAGTTCAACCAGGAAGCATTGATGAAGACAATGAGTAATATGCTTGGTGGTATGATGAAAAAATAAACCTCATCATATATAAATGAAGGTTTGGTTCGAAGATTTCAAGCAAATCATTGATTCTCAAAAGGTAACCCAATTTTGGCCTAATAACACACAGACACCAGAAGAACGTGTGAATGCCGCATCTCGTTTTGTAATATATGCAACATGCATTTTGTATCTCATTCGCCGAGACGTTCGTATATTTGTACTTGGTGGTATGGTTCTCGGTGTTCTTTATATAATGTATAAATCAAATATGATCAAAGATGCTGCTCTTCGACCCACTTCATCATCTTCTGAATATAGTGGATGTCAGAAACCATCAAGAGATAATCCAATGGCAAATGTATTAATGTCTGATTACATAGAAAATCCATCCAGAGATCCAGCGTGTTTTTTCCCAAGTGTTCGTAATGGGGTTGCTCGGTTTTTAGATAACACCATTCGATATGATTCTGGTAGGTCCAGGAGTCCACTTCCAAAATATCAACGTAATTCTATGTCTCGACAATTCGTAAGTGCACCGGTTTCATCTATAGGTGGTGATCAATCCGGATTTGCTGAATGGTGTTATGGAGGTAGCGGTAGTCCCATGTGCAAGAGTCACGGGGGTATATACTGTGATCCAAACGCACGTGGTGTGCAACTCGAGGCATTCGCTGGTCTCGATCCATCCGGTGATGTCAGAAGTTCTCGATTGGGGCATGGCATAGCAGCATAAATAAATCTTAAGTAATAGTAAAATGGCATATCAGCTCCAACCTGGTTTGAGTATTGTTGAAAATAAAGGTGCTCTCCCCCAAGTACGAGCTACCGACGAAATTTTTCTTTATCCTCAGCCCAGTTCCAATAACTGTGGCTCGTGTAGACCTAATACCGAATTATATGGTACCGCACCGTATATGGCAGGCAAAGGTTCACCTGCACGATTTATCGATGTAAGTGATCAACTCAGACCACAAAGTACATCGAGATTTAATAAACATATAGTCCAGACTCATGAACGTAACCTCTTCCCACTTCAGAATATGAAGTGTGTCCTTCCTATCAAGACGATGTCATATGAACCTTCGAGTACACGTGCAGAACTCCAGAATGATTTATTTCATCAAAGATACCGTAATAAAAATGTCGATAAGAATTAAGAATGGCTGACCCAATCTCCCTTCTTGCTGTCGCCGGTTTAATTTATACCGGGCGAAACCTCAGTAACAAGCTTGAGAGAACAGCTCCCGAAGTTATAGAAGAAATTGACTTTTCCGAAGTTGAGCCCGAATACATGGAGGAGTTTGGCGACGCTGTCGCAGACGTCTCTAGAAAATATGAAGTAACTAGTTTTGCTGAATTGGCGCCACAACAAAGAAGCTCTGGACAAGAAGTTCTCGGTATGCGAGATCGTATGTTTGACCGTGGCCGAATGAATAACCTTTCACCTGTTGAGAAATCAATGGTTGGTCCTGGTTTGAATGTTGGGTACGATACTCCAGCACAGGGGGGTTATCAGCAACTTTTTCGTGTGAATCCCGTGAATGTCGGCGAACATCGTCTCACGACTTTACCAGGTAGAACGGGTCCTGCACACGATACACGAGGTTACAGAGCACCAGTTGTTGGACAATTGACACACAATATGCCGGAAAAGACTGCATTCCTTCCGAGTAGGCGCCCGAGTGTGTTTGGTCGAGCTCAGGGTATGACGGGTGTAACACCACGACAAGAACATGAACGGACAAAGAGAACCACAAACCGTGCGGAGACTGGTATGAGAACCGATGGTCTCGAAACTGCACCGGCTAAACGCCTTGTTCCTCAGGGTGCGGTACAACAAGACCCGACACGTTTCAAGGGTGATCTCACAGATTCACAATTTAAATACAATAACCACCCAACACCAGGTATTCACAGTTTCCACGGTGGTTATACAAATACCCCAGAGGTCTTAATGAGTTCGACGAGAACAAATGAAGATCTCCAGAAATATGGTTTCAGACCGGAAGACCGAAGAGAAAAGGTCAATCGTATGGCTAACCCTGGGCGTATGAATGTGCGAGCCGGGCCACTCAACCAAGGTGGTCAAGTCACAACAGTTCGAAGTGACACCACACGCATCGATGGGCGTATTAACGCACCAAATGGTGGTTGGACACAACAATACCAACAAAAACCATACCACCAGTTCAACGCCTACAAGGGTAATGAAAATCCTTACGCAAATAATATGAGTCTTAATATTGCGAAAAAACAACTCGAAAGCAACCCGTTTTCTAGCAATTTTTGTTAAAAATATTTATTTTTTAGGAAAAACTTCCATTAAAATTTTGTACATGAATTTTAATGAAGGTGTACACACTAGATATAGATAGTAGTGAAAGAGATCCCATTTTATATCCAGGCCAAAATAGTTATGTCATTGAGTTAAAAAATCCAGTGTACGATATAAAAAAGATAAAACTTCTATCTGCCAAAATACCACACACACAATTATTAATTAATAACACAAATAATACATTTAGTATAAATAATTACAATTTCACTCTATCAGATAGAAATTACTCAAATGGTTATGAAATAGCTTCCGAATTGCAGACTAATTTGGATATACAAACATCCAATATTAGTTCAGTTACATTTGAAGAAGAAACAAATTCATTATTATTTTCAAACATCGGTACATCAAATATATTTTCATTAGAATTCTATTCTGGTACAAACGGTTATCTATCAGAAATAGAAAATATAACTACTCCACATCAGATTTTGGGTTTTACAAGTTTAGATTATACTTCTAAAAACGGTGAAATTAGATCCGGATCTATAAACCTCGAAGGTCCAAATGATATAATACTAAGAATAAGTAGTGGATCGGATGATTTCAATAAGTCTATTTATTCAAATACACCATTTTACACTGGGAGAATACTAAAAAATGGTAATATTACGACATACAACGGGGCTGATGATCCAATTGAACATCTATTTCATAGTGGACAACACAAAGTATTAAGTCATTTGAAGTTTGAGTTCTTTTATATGAGTCATGGAAGACTTATACCATATGATTTTAGAAATCAAGATCATATTTTGAAACTCGAATTAGAATGTTCACTTAATAAGCTTGAAGGTTTACCAAAAGTACAAAAGACATTTGACCTTCCGCCACCAATAAGCATTCCCGAATTTGAGAATCCTTATAAGTGGAAAGAGTATATTTACATTTCCGTTATAGTGGTTGTTGGAACGCTATTAATGATGTTATTACGTCCGAAACGTCTTAGCGAGTAACCGCATAAATTGGTTGGACTGGTTTCGACACACGACGAGATACACGAGAGATGATGATATAGAAGATGATCGAAAGAAGTGTTGTGAGGACAGCGGTCAAACCGTATTCCATACCACTATTCTTTGGCGCCTTTACCATTTGCTTGATGATCCATCGTGCGAGGTCATTCCAACTGAGAGCGGCCGCAAAAGAGAAGCCTGCAACAATCGCATTCAAGGACTGCGTTTCGAGTTCCTGGGTAACGAGGGTAACAGTCTTAGCTGGGTCTATCATAAGGTTGGACATTTTTTATATAATATAAATAGAAAATTATTCTGGTAAGAGATCTTCTTCTGTTAAAATTTTTTTATACTTCTGTTTATTCTTATGAACTTTGCTCAATGACAAAAGTTGTTCGTCTGAAGAATATCCACTACTTGAACTACTGGTGTCGTCATCATTATCACCCGTAATAAATTTATATTCACTACCTGACCACCCCGCAGGCTCAGATGAGTTCATTACTATTAATAGCATTTTTTAAAAGCTCTTCTGTCGGATTTTGTGGAATCCACGTGTCCCAGGTATCATATGCAGTATTTATATTCAGAAATATTACATCTGTACCCACGTAACGTGTAAACATGTCTGGAGTTTCTTCAACAACTTCGAAATCTTCTTCGGAATCTGTGTCAGATTCGTCATATATTTCTGGAAAATGTGAGCCAATGTGTTCTCCAACTTTATGCATTACACAATACTTCATAGCATATTCCATATCTTTCGAGAGAACACAATCACGACCACACGCCTTTGAATACTGTGCTGCCACTATCATAGCGGTCTCGAGAACTGGTTGAATCAAGTTAATAGCTGTATTCATTAATGAATTTTCAAAATCTCCTGTGCTTTCGCCAAAACCAGTCTTCATCATCTTATATTTAGCTGTTAAAAATTGTTTTTGCAAATCCCCCACCAACACGTAAAATGTTGTAACTGAGAGCGTAAACTCTTAATTCTCTTGAATGTGATAAGGAATCATTCAGACTTAGGTGTAAATCCTGATCTTTTATCAATGACATATTAACTTGTCCTGTTGGATAATGCTTTTCGGGTTCCAATGCGAAACTATACGAATAAAAACGCCTAATAAGTTGACATTTCGAATGATGAATTGCTGATTGTATTGCTTTTAAAAATATATAATTTCCTGTGAGATCGTTTAAGATTTCTTCGTGGTTTAAATTCAACTTTAAATATTTTAATTGTTCATAAAAAATAAGTTTATTGCCTTGTGTTATATTTTCATTGTCATAATCAAATGGATAACAAAAATCAGTGGGTAATTTTTTATTTTCACGTTGAATTATAAAATACAATTCTTTCACTGGATTTATAAAGGATGTCTTACATTTTAGTTCATTGACACCTTTGGGTATTACAAAATTGTTTTGTTGAACTTGTGTAATGATATAGTCTGTTTCTTTTTTCTTTATATATTCTCTTTCTTCAGTGTCTAGGAAGACCATTTCACAATTTAATTTTATATCTTTCATGTGTTTATTTGAAGGGATAGTCGTTGGTCTAGTACCATCATCTTTCACGATTAAATCTTCTAAATTTCTAAATTTCACTTCGACTTCGACGTACTGTTTAGTTATTGCACATAATGGTATGGAAAGTTCTGCATTTTTGAAAAAATAAAACGGAATATCCACATAGCATTGCAACGGCTTTGATGATTCACCCAGAAATGAAATAATGTCAACACTTGAATTCTTACTTGCAGCTGTCTTCTTGGGGTATTTCCCCACCAAATTACTTAATGCCCATTGTTTAGTTTGTGTAACAGATTGTTCTGAGAATATTTGGAAATAGTCACTAGGTAATGACTCTATAATTTCACCACCTATTATTAGATCAATTCTATCTATAACAGCGTGTCCGATGGATTCCACGTAACACAAATTACTTGTTTCTAGATGTGGTAATGTAAATGTAAGACTTATATTCTTAATCATGTCTCCTACATCATTTGGTATTGTAAACCGTGCGACTTGACCAAAATCAGAATCACCTGATGTATCGATATCCACAAAGTTCTTTGAATAGTTTGTATGCTTTTTAAAGTTTTTTATAAAATATGTATACTGGGGGTCATCTGTAAAATATTGATCTTGAAGACCGGTTGCAGATAATTGTACTAAGCCAGCCATTACTATTATATAGAGTTAAAATTTTAAACCCACTAAACCGCTATCAAAACGTAATACATTGTAATTGACGGCATACACCCTAACCTTTGTGTCATAATTTGGTAGGAATGGTTCAATTTCTATATCAAGAAGCTTATGTGAAATTCTACTCATATTAACTTGACCAGTTGGGTAATATTTTTCTGGATTATTTGAAAATGAATATGCTCCAAATATAGAATTAAGTGTGACTATCCCACTTACATAGTCAATTACAGACGTTGTGTATGGCACGTTTACATAATTTTTATAAGTTTGTACATAATTCATAAATAATCTATCAATATTAAAAACAGTTTGATTGTTAAATTTTAGTTCCAATCTTTTTATATCCTCAAAAATAACAGAAGAGTTGGCATTTTTATATGCATCGGATTGTGCGATAAAAAACATTTCTTTGACAGGATGTTTAAAATTTAGCATGATTGATTTTTTGGTCAAACCCGCTTCTATATTTACCTGTGACATCTGTAGTTGTGTGATTACGTGTTCGATGGGTCTTGTTGTTAAAAAGTTCTTTTCTTCTTCTGAGACAAAAACAAATTCTGTATCTAGAGATAAATTTTTTATATCAGTTTTCGGTGTTGAATATGGATATAAGTAGACAAGACTTTCCTTACTTCTTAGTTTGATACGAACTTCTACGAGCTGTTTAGTCATTGTACACATTGGTATAGCCAAACTTGGGTGTCTATAGAAATAGAATGGTAAATCTAAAAAGTAAGTATATGTACCTTCATAACTTAAAAACCCCCCGTGTCCATTTAAGAAATACAACGATTGATATACATCATCATCAGAATTATTCAATTGTTGGTGCATAAATATGTATTCTCCTGTAAGTCTTTCAATTGTTTGACCACCCATCACCAAATCGACATATTCAATCAACTCTGTACACACGGAGGGGACATATGCTAGGTTGTTTGTACCTATTGTATCAGGTCCGGGATCCTGGAGTGTAATTTTTAAAGTCATATTCTTTACCAAATCTCCTTTACTGTGTGGTAATCTACATACAAATTCTCTATCAAAATCCAAACTACCATCAAATGGAGTTTCTATATGCTCTATCGAAAATTTAGTATGTCTTCTAAAATTCATCAGGAAATAAGAAAATTGTGGTTCCCCTGTCATCCACTGGTCCTGAATACCAGTGACAGCCAAGCTCAAGCGCCCGGACATATCTAATGTATATGAGTAAAATTTTACGAAATAAAACTGGGCACATACATTAGAAGGATGAATCTTCAACTGAGGAAATTTAAACCAGAAAACATGTCGGATGACAGAGTCTGTGTTTTTATAGGAAAACGGAATACGGGTAAGTCCACACTCGTTAAAGATATCATGTACCATAAGAAACATCTCCCAGCTGGAATTGTGTTATCTGGTACTGAAGAAGGTAACCATTTTTACTCCGAATTCATCCCTGATCTTTTCGTATATGGTGATTATGACAGAGAAGCTATAGAGCGGGTCATGTCCAGGCAACGTAAACTTGTTGGAGGTGGGAAGGTAGACTGTGGAGCTTTTATGCTTCTTGACGATTGTATGTATGATAGTAAATTTCTAAAAGATACATGTATTCGACAATGTTTTATGAATGGTCGTCATTGGAAGATATTTTTCATGCTTACAATGCAATATGTAATGGACTTACCACCGGCATTAAGAGCAAATGTCGATTATGTTTTTATCCTCAGGGAAAATATTATACAAAATAGAGAAAAGATATATAAGTCTTTTTTTGGTATTTTTCCAACATTTGATATGTTTTGTAAAGTGATGGATGCGTGTACAGAAAACTACGAATGTCTTGTTTTAGATAACACAGTCAAATCAAACAAGATACAGGATTGTGTATTTTGGTATAAAGCTACTATCAGAAAAAACTTTAAAGTAGGTAGTCAAGATTTATGGAGAATGCACAAAAAAATGTACAATCCCAAATACTTAGAACAACGTGAAGATGATGCAAAGAAAGCGAACAAAAAAACAACTGTAAATGTAATAAAAAGGAAATAAATTTCAGGCGGTGGTTGCGTTTCTGAAATATTTCAAAAACCTCATGATAGATTAAATGACAGACTCGGTCATGACTTTGAATCTTTCAGACAATGGTGACGGTATGGTACCAATCAATCCATCCACTTCATTTATCCGGGAAAATTCATTACCATACCAACAACCGCAGGCGTTAGGGGACGAAAAAAATATAAGTCAAAATAAAGAAACAATGGACTCTACACCAATATCCGATATTATGATCGATGGTGATATGGGTATGATGGAACCACCTATGATGAATCACCAACCAAGAACACAGGGTGTCATGCCCCAGATGGTTGCTGCCCAACCCCAGGGTGCTTACCACGCACAACAAACAAAAGAGGCTGTACAGAACAAGAATCCATTCAACTTGACGGATGATCAAATGACGGCGTTGCTTGTTGGTGTGTGTGCAGCGGTTGCTGTAAGCAAGCCGGTTCAGGATAAACTTGTGACCTCTGTTCCCAAGTTCCTTAACGAACAAGGGAGCAGAAGCATGGTTGGTTTGGCTTCTACTGGTTTAGTTGCTGCAGCTGTTTTCTATATTTCAAGAAATTACATTGTCAGAGATTGAGACTCCCACCCCATATTACTGTAAATCGAATTATCGATTCCTGAAAAATACGTAACAAGAGCTCCTATAGCGAAAGCCGACATGAGCAAGAAACTCAATTTAAGTGTCTTTCTTCTGTCACTCCCATACTTCTCAATTGCCCGCTTCGATTCACCCCAGAAACTGTTGACAAGGAATGTAATCATCATCGCAATAAGACTCGCTGACATAAAGAATATACGATCAACTGCGAGACGAGGAATACTACCAACAATTAAACGCATAACGTTCGGAACCACGACCGTCAACCAAACCAAATTGAGGTTATAATTGTCGGATACATGTGGTACTATGGTCAAGCCATAAATAACTAACCAGTAAAATATAACCATAATAACGGCACTGATGGGTGTCTTCATTTAAAATACACTGAGATTATTTATCCTGAATATGTTTACCACAGAATGGTCTCTTGTCTGGAATTTTTTCATATATTCCTATTTCAACAGCAAGATCTCTTAGTTTTATGTAATTCTTCCAAAATGTATCCGAATGGTCATATTCATCCACAGTGGAGTGAGCGAGTTCATGAAGAAGAATGTGAAATATTTCATTGGCTGTACCAGATATACATAATCCTATTTCTTCTCCTTTGTTTGTGTTGTATCCTATACCATCGCCGAATGTTTTGTGGTAGTACCCACTAATGACAATGCATTGTTCTAATTTTTTAAATTCGGGAATATTTTTTACATGATCTCTAAGAATTCTGTATTTTTCTTTTACCGACACAAGTTCACCTGGTTGTTTTGTATTGATGAATATATATATATTAATAATTAACAAAACAACAATTAATATCATCTCTTATATACAAAGATAAATTTACTATACATATCCGAAATCTTATTTCCACTCAACCCTTCCCACAACTTTAAAGTAAAACCCATATCTTCCAAGTGTGTAATAAGTAAATCTTTATACGCTATTGGTTCTGATTTGGGACCATCCTCATAATATGGTGTGTCTACTAAACGAACAAATAACTTTTCACCAAATCCACCAAAAGGTGAACTTTTCATGATAAAAAAATTACCCATTTCATCTTCAAATGGTGTATTAAATATAATTTTTTCGGAATCCGGAATTATACCTATAAGATGACCCCCTCTTTTCATTCTACTTTTAATTTCACGCAACGAATTAAAAAATTTTTCCTTTGATTGAAAAATATAATGTAATGAAAAATTATAACAAATTATATCAAAGTAACGCCTGGGGCAATCTGATATATCTCCGGGATAGAAATTTACCCGTATCTTCATATTTTTTGCACGCGCTATTGCCTCTTCGAGTGCTCCTGGTTCTGGATCGCACATATTTATATTTGCACCACAATTTCTCCATTTTTGAAGATCTCCACCGAAACCACAACCTACATCTAAAATGTGATTACCACTTTCCGTGACACATTGTATAAGGTCTCGTTTAGCACTGTTATGGTTACGGCGAATTTCTTCCATACTTACAATATGCTTTTTATCTTTACATTCATCACTTAAGTTAGAAAAGGCTTAAAGTTTTACACACATTACAAGATATAATATGACTTCTCTCGAACAAGATTACACGACCGTACCTGGACAACTTTTCGCTTGTCTGTCCGTTGTTGGTCCTGAATGTCCACAAAAGAATGATCAGTTTGGTGTGAAGATTCGTGGTTGTTTTTCCACCCGAGACGAAGCCGCTAATCACGCAAAGCGTCTTCAAAAGGAAGATGCCACATTCGACATCTATGTTGTTGATATGTATAAGTGGTTATTAATTCCACCAGATCCAACGAAGATTGAAGATGTCCACTATACTAATGAAAAACTTGAAGAAATCATGATGGGCTATAGAGAATCACAACAAATGGCGACCAAATTGTTTGAAGAACGTAAGAAAGATATGATGGAT